TGCCCGACGGGAGCGCGATGCCTCCAGTCTTGGACCTCTCCAGGCTTTCCGTGGACCAACTGGAGACGCTGGAGGCCATATACCAGACCTGCACCGTTGACCCCGCCCCGGATGCCGAGCCTGCGCCCGACACCGAGGCGTAACCCGTGAAGAACCTGCCGCCCCTGGCTGACATAAAGCGGGAGCTGGCCCGCAAGAAGCTCGTTCGTTTCATCATCGAAACCTTCCCCGGCTACAAGGCCGGATGGTTCGCGCATGAGGTAGCGGCGGCCCTGGACCGGTTCCTGGACGATGTTGAGGCGAGGAAGTCCCCCCGCCTGATCCTTGAGGCCCCGCCACGTCACGGCAAGACCGAGATCGTGAGCCGACGATTCCCAGCCTACGCCCTGGGCAGGAATCCCGACCTGGCGATCCTCTCCACCAGCTATTCAGCCGACCTCTCCAACCGCATAAACCGCGATGTCCAGCGGATCATGGACGACCCCACGTATGCCTGGATCTTCCCTAACACCCGCATCCCCGGTCTCAAGGTCGGACGTGATGGCACACGGGTCCGGACCTCCGAGCTATTTGAGATCCTGGACCACAAGGGTTCCTACCGTAGCGCGGGCGTGGGGGGTGGCATCACAGGCATGGGTGGCGACATCCTGATAATTGACGACCCCATCAAAGACGCTGAACAGGCGAACAGCAAGACATACCGGGACAAGGTGTGGGAGTGGTACCAGTCCACCTTCTACACCCGCCGCGCGCCGGGCGCCGGGGTGCTAATCATCATGACGCGGTGGCATGAGGACGACCTTGTGGGGCGCCTGCTGAAGCAGATGAAGGACGGTGAGGGTGACGTCTGGACGGTCATCAACTTCCCGGCGGTGGCAGAGCAGGACGAGTTCAGCACACTTGACGGACGCCTCTTGAGGAAGGAGGGCGATCCCCTCCATCCAGAGCGATACTCCATTGAGGAACTGGACAAGATCCGGCGGGCCGTTGGCTCCCGCGTGTGGGCCAGCCTGTATCAGCAGCGCCCGGCGGCGGCAGAGGGGGCCATCTTCAAGCGGGACTGGTGGCAGTGGCACCGTGTGACAACGGATGACCCCCGGCAACTGGTCAAGGATCTGGGCATTACCAATGTGGTCCAGTTCTGGGACACGGCATTTAAGAAGGGCGACCAGGCGGACTACAGCGTGGGCGTCACCATAGGGGCCGGGAAGAACCGCTACTTTGTTCTGGATGTCTGGAGGGCGCAGGTGGAGTTCCCCGAACTGAAACGGGCGGTTCCAGCACAGACCGCCAAGTGGGCTCCGTCCGTGGTGTTGGTTGAGGACAAGGCCAGCGGTCAGAGCTTGATCCAGGAACTGAAACGCGAGACCCGCATCCCGGTGGTCGCCATCCAGGTTGACAATGACAAGGTGGCCCGCGCCAACGCCGTGACCCCCGTGCTGGAGGCAGGGCTGGTCAGTCTGCCCGAGGGCGCTACCTGGGTTTCTGACTTCATGGACGAGCTTGCTACCTTCCCCAACGCGGCCCATGACGACCAAGTGGACGCCTTCGACGGCGCCTTGAGCTATCTGTCCTCCGGAGGGGGCGGCATGGGATTCTTCGAGTACCTCCGCCGGGAAGCCGAAGCGGCGAAAGCTAAGTTAATGGCGAAAGCCGACACCGCCAGTTAAAATGCCCCCTGATAGGAGGCTGGCATGGCGACACCTGGAACCCCGGATGGTGGGAAGGCAACGCCCTTTGAGCCTGGCTTGATCGAGCGAATTGCTGGCGCGATCCGCTACGTCAAAACCGGTGAAGCGCCTGAGTGGTTTGGCCCCAACAAACCCCTGCCTCCGCAGGCTCCAGAGGAAGTGAAGGGGCGGCCCTTCGACTTCCCCGTGGGCGTCAATCTCAACTATCGCCCCAAGAGCGAGGCCAGCGAGTCCGGCATCGGGTTTGATGTCCTGCGGCGCATCGCTGACCCAGCGATGGGCGGCCTGGACCTCATGCGTATCGCCATCGAAACCCGCAAGGATCAGATGGAGGCTCAGCGCTGGGTCATCCGTCCGAAGAAGCTGGACGATGAGATCCCCGAGTCCTCCAAGGAACGGGCGAAGCTGGTGCAGACCGCGCTCCGCCGCCCCGATCTGGTCCACACCTTCCGCCAGTGGCAGAGGCAACTACTGGAGGATCTGCTGGTCATTGACGCCCCCACGCTCTACCTGCGACCGATGGCCGAGGGCTTCAAGATTCCCGAGGTCATGGACGGAGCCACCATCAAAATCCTTGTGGATCAGAACGGGCGGCGTCCCCTCCCGCCCGAGCCAGCCTATCAGCAGATCATCAAGGGCCTTCCCGCAAACGACTACACCCTGGACGAGCTAATCTATGCCCCGCGCAACCTGCGGAGCCATCGGTTCTACGGCATGAGCCCGGTCGAACAGGCGGTGAACATCATCAACCTAGGACTGAAACGGCAGCTCCACCTGATCAGCTACTACACGGCGGGCAACATCCCCGAGCAACTTGTGGGCGCCCCGGAAATCTGGAACCCCGACCAGATCAAGCAAGCGCAGGACTGGTTTGACACCATCCTGACGGGCAACCTGGAGGCCCGGCGCAAGCTCATCGTGGTCCCAGGCGGCATGGACACGAAGCCCCTGAAGGACGCCCAACTGACTGACCCCCTGGACGAATGGCTGGCGCGTGTCATCTGTTGGTGCTTCAGCATCAGCCCCTCCGCGCTGGTGAAGGATAACAACAGGGCCACAGCTCAGACCAACGCCGCCACGGCTCGGGCCGAGGGCCTGGAACCGCTGAAGGAATGGTGGGCAGACGTGATGAACGAGGTTCTGATCCGGTGCTGGGGAGCGGATGATCTGGAGTTCGCCTGGGCCGACGAGGAAATCACGGACCCCAAGGTGAAGGCCGAAGTCCACAAGGCGTACGTGGACATGAGGGTGCTCACCCCGGACGAAGTGCGGGCGGACCTCGGCAAGAATCCCCTCACCCCTGAGCAGAAAGAGGAACTGAATCCCCCGCCACCTCCGGGCCTGTTCGGCGGAGGTGGGGATGAGTTGGGTGGCGGAGGCGATCCGACCGGGAAGCCGGGTGCAAAGCCGAAGCCTCCCCAGGGGGGGGGCCGTGACTCGGCCTCTGGCCTCCCCCCTGCCTCTGAATCCAGCGCTGAGAAGGTGCAAAAAAAAAAGACCCTGGCACCCCTGACCCGGAACCGTCCCATCGCCCGACGCGTGGAGAAGCGCATCCAGGCGGCAAGCAAACAATACTTCACCGGTATCCGTGACGCCGTGCTGGCGCATCTGCGGGCCGAAAAGATCGCCAAGGCTGAGTTCACCCGTGATGAGCTTGAGGCGATCTTGGCGGCCTTGCCGACAGAGGATCGCGAGGCATTCCTGGACCTGCTTAAGCAGGAGTTAGGCCGCATCGCCATGGATGGGGCCAGCGAGGCTCTGGACCAGATCTTTGAGTTCACCGGGACCATGAGCGAGGATGCCCTGGACGAGATGCTCTCCCAGGCGAACACGAAGGCCATCGCCTGGGCGGAGGAACACGCGGCCCGCCTGGTCACGGGCATTGACGAAACCACCCGCGAAGGACTACGGGATCTAGTCAGCCAGGCCCTCACGGGCGGCTGGAGCAACGATGAACTGGCGGGTGCCATCCAGGATGCGACCAGCTTTGGGGACGCCCGAAGTGAGATGATCGCCCGCACGGAAACCGCCGCCGCAGACATCCAGGGCAACCTCATGGGCTATCGTGAGTCCGGGGTCGTGGATGCCAAGCAATGGCTGGTGGCCCAGGATGAGGTATGCGAGGACTGTCAGGCCATGGACGGCATGGTCGTGGCCCTGGATTCCGAGTTCCCTGGAGGCGATCCGCCTCTTCACCCTAACTGCCGGTGCGATCTGCTTCCGGTCCTCTCACAACCTAATCAGGAGGAATAACCCATGGCTGCGCCATCTGCTCTGACCCTCTTCAACACGTTCAAGGCGAACCTCGGAAATGGGACGTTCGACATGGACGGCAACTCGTTCAAGGCCGCGCTGTTCACAAGCTCCGCCTCGCTTTCCGCCGGAACTGGCGAGGTGTTTGGCGACCTCACCAACGAAGTCGCCAATGGGAACGGCTACACTTCCGGGGGTGTCTCGCTAACCTCTCCCACGTTCACGCAGACTTCCGGCACGGCGGCATTCAAGACGGGCAACAATCCTTCATGGACTGGTAGCGGTTCTGGGTTCTCAGCCCGCTACATGGTTATCTATGCCTCTGGCACGCTCAATGGCAAAGCGAGCCCGCTTGTCGGCTTCCTGCTGCTGGACTCTACTCCCGCTGATGTGTCCTTCGCTGCGGGCAACACGGTGACTGTCACGCAGAACTCCGCTGGCTGGTTCACCCTCACCTAGTAGGAGGCTCGAATGAATCCTGGTGATCGCGTCATCATTCTCCCACCCTTTGCGGATGCCTTCCCCGGCGTTCACATCGTGTCCTCCGTGGGCACCGCCGATGATGGGCAGACGGTTATCTATCTGGAGGGCATGGGTTCGGCCTTCTCACCGATGTACTTGGAGGCCGCGCCATGACCGATTTTGCGACGACCTCAGATGTCGTCTCCGCCCTTGCCGCCGCTGGCAACTCCGGCGCGGGCGGGCGATTCAACATTTACAAGACAAGTCTGACCGCCGTGGCCTCCAACTGGTATTCCGGGTGGCAGGAGGGCGGAGCGCCAGCGGCGGGCGCGACTCCGGGGGCATGGGCGAATCCGACCTATTCCACGCTCGGGGCCTACAATCCGAACTATGTCAACCCCGGAAGCGCAACCTGTCGCCTGCTGTGGGGCTCCATCGCTCAGGCCAACGCGGGGCAGGGCAAGTGGCTGATTGACCGGCTGGGACACATGGGCGGCCTCAGCGGGACCGTGACCACAGCCCAGTCCACCGGCGCAGTGATGAGTTCGCCCGTCAGTGATGGGCGGTGCTCATCGGACTATTCAGACGTGGAGTGGTACCTGGAATGGTATTCCGCCACGGGTTCCACTGGCGTCACCGCAACTTGCGCCTTGACTTACAATGATGCGTCCACCGGCTCCACGACCGTCACCATTGCGGCCTCCCTGCCTGCCTACCGCATGCTCCCGATCCAGCCTCCCTCTGGCGTCGTGGGCAAGTACATCAAGACAGTGGACAGCGTGACCCTCAGCGCCAGCACGGGCACCGCTGGCAGTTTCGGCGTCACGGCGGTCAAGCGGCTGGCATCGTTCATGAGCCTCGCAGCGAACTACGCGGACACCAGGGACTTCGCGGCGCTCTCGATGCCCAAGGTCGGAGCCAATGCCTGCATAAATGCGATGTACTGGACGACCACGACCAGCACCGGCATCACCCTCGGCTCCTTTGCCATTGGAGCTAAGTAGCCATGCTCTGGACCACTCGTGCCACGGCTCAGAACCTCCGGGATACAGGGGTTCTGGGAGCCGTGACCGGGTCGGAGTTCTGGGAGCATGACACTGGAAGCGTCGTAATAACTACGACGATCACTTGGACCCAAAGGGCAAGTTCGCAGGGCTGGAGTGGTATCGCCCTCTCTGCCGATTGCACTGACCTAGCTGCGTGTGCATATGGCGATTACATCTACACCTCTAATGACTCTGGTGCTACTTGGACCCAAAGAGCAAATTCGCGGAACTGGCGCGGTGTCGCTTCATCTTCAGACGGCACCAAGCTAGTAGCATGTGCGACTTCTGATTACATCTACACATCTGCCGACTCAGGTGTAACTTGGGTACAAAGAGCAAGTTCACAGGGTTGGTATGCTATCGCTTCATCTTCAGACGGCGCCCAACTAGCTGCAATAGTGAATGGTGGTTACATCTATACCTCTGTGGACTCCGGTGTTACCTGGACGCAGAGAGCAAGTTCGCAGGGCTGGAGTGGTATCGCTTCATCTTCGGATGGGACCAAACTAGCTGCATGTGTGTCCAATGGTTACATCTGGACCTCTACGGACTCCGGTGTTACCTGGACGCAGAGAGCAAGTTCGCAGGGCTGGAGTGGTATCGCTTCATCTTCGGATGGGACCAAACTAGCTGCATGTGTGTCCAATGGTTACATCTGGACCTCTACGGACTCCGGTGTTACCTGGACGCAGAGGGCAAGTTCGCAGAACTGGAGTGGTATCGCTTCATCTTCGGATGGGACCAAACTAGCTGCATGTGTGCGCGATGGCTATGTTTGGACCTCCGCAGATTCCGGTGCTACTTGGACGCAGAGCGCGAGTTCGCAGAACTGGGGCTACATCACCTCATCTTTAGATGGAACCAAACTAGCTGCTGGCGGTGGTTACATCTGGACCGCCACACTGACGCAGAACATTGCCCTGAATTGCCCGGCGCCAGTGGCCATCACAAGCTCTAGTTTGGCGCCAACACTGACGACGGGCACCACTCTCAATTGTCCTACGCCAGTTGCAATTACCACGGCAACCGGTGCGCCTACGGTCCAACTCTCGCTACAGGCCCCAACGCCAGGCGAGATTGTCACGGCTACGGATGCACCAACTGTTCAGCTCTCACTACAGGCTGCAACGCCAGGTGCTATTGCCACGGCAGCGCCCGCGCCAACGGCTCAACTCACGCTACAGGCTCCCGACCCAGTTGCGATTACCGCATCAAGTCCACAGCCGACAAGAGGCACATCTCTCGATTGCATTGCGCCAGGTGCAGTTGTCACATCAAGTCCTTCACCAACACTAGGGCAGAACACCGCTCTCGATTGTCCTACGCCGACGAATATCGCCACCGCAGCAGCAGCACCGGCGCTGGCGATCAGCTTGGCCGTTCCGTCTGCCACCGTGACCCTTGCGGAACCCGCGCCTGCCTTGTCGCAAGCCACCGTATTGCAGGTGCCGTCCGCTGCGGCTATGAACACGGCGGAACCGGCGCCTTCTCTCTCCGTGAGTCTGCACGCATCCGTCTCTGCGGCAGCATTCGCCACGGCTGCGGCCGTTCTTGTCTCGGTTTTGGGAATACCCGCAGCCGCGCCAGTGAACATCGGGGCACCCGCGCCTTCTTTGGCGGTGAGCCTGGCCTTACCCTCGCCCGCCGCGCTGACCCTTGCACCCGCAGCGCCTGCACTAGCAACGGACCTGAACATCCCAGCACCTGGGACGATGGGATTCGCCGCGTCTGCATCGGCGATGTCCACCTCCAGCACCACCGATTTACAGGTCGG